TCAGACGGCGAAATCGCTCAGCGCGCGGCCTGCGGCCTCTGCCTCGACCAGCCAGCGCGGCTTGCGGCCGCGGCCTGTCCAGGTTCGGGACGGGTCGGCGGGATCGCGGTATTTGACGGCGCTTCTCGCCGGTTTTGCGGGGGCTTTGCCGGACCCGGGAAAAATGTCCTCGATGGTGAATCCGGCCTCACGTATCCGCTTTACAATCTCTGAGCGCAATTGTTTCTTTTCTTCCTCTTTTCGGGAAACGGCAAGTTCGTGCGCCTGCCTGGCGAGGTTTTCCAGCTCCTGTGCGGAAAGTTTGGAAAGGTCGGTCATCGCAATCTCCTTGTTTTTCTGATTTTGTTTCACAAGTTCCGAAAAACTTCAAGGCAAATCAATGCAACGGAAACGGGACCGGAAATGCGGTCCGGTTTCCGCGCGGGCGCAGGTCCGCGCGGCGTGGACACAACGTGCCCGGTGTACGCGGTTTGGGTACGCGCGCGCGGCGCGGTTAAGAAGTCTTAAGCCTTTCTCCGTCTGATGCCCCTCACGCGCCGCAGCGAAGGAGCACGCGATGATACTGGATTTCTTCCGGCAGGCAGAGGAGGAGGTGGCGGAGGCGCCCGAGGCCAAGGCGAGCGCCGCGGGCCGGGTGATCGCCTGGGGCATGCAGGGCCGCGCGACCTGGGGGCCGCGCGACACGGGCAGCCTCATGCGCACGGGATTTGCCGGCAACCCGGTCGGGTTTCGCTGCGTGAAGATGATCGCCGAGGCGGCGGCGGCGCTGCCGCTGGTGTTGCAGGACAGCGAGCGGCGCTTCGCCGCCCATCCGGTGCTCGATCTTGTCGCGCGGCCCAACCCGGCGCAGGGGCGGGCAGAGCTCTTCGAGGCCCTTTATGGCCAGCTTCTCCTGAGCGGGAACGCCTTTGTCGAGGCGGTGGGGAGCGGGGCGGGTGTTCCGCTGGAGCTGCATGTGCTGCGCTCGGACCGGATGAGCGTGGTGCCGGGCGCGGATGGCTGGCCGGTGGCCTATGAATATCGGGTGGGCGGGCGCAAGCATCGCTTCACCCTGGCCGAGGGCGCGCCCTGCATCTGCCATATCCGCGGCTTTCACCCGCAGGACGACCATTACGGCCTGTCGCCCCTGCAACCGGCGGCGCAGGCCATTGACGTGCACAATGCCGCGAGCCGCTGGTCCAAGGCGCTTCTGGACAATGCCGCGCGGCCCTCGGGGGCGATCGTCTATCGCGGGGCCGAGGGGCAGGGCAGCCTGAGCGAGGATCAGTACGCGCGCCTGATGGCCGAGATGGAGGCCCATCACCAGGGCGCGCGCAATGCCGGGCGGCCCCTGCTGCTCGAGGGCGGGCTGGACTGGAAGCCGATGGGCTTCTCGCCCTCGGACATGGAGTTCCAGAAGACCAAGGAGGCCGCCGCGCGCGAGATCGCGCTGGCCTTCGGCGTGCCGCCGATGCTGCTGGGCATCCCCGGCGACGCGACCTTCGCCAATTACCAGGAGGCGAACCGCGCCTTCTACCGGCTGACGGTGCTGCCGCTGGCGACACGGGTGAGCGCGGCGGTGGCGGCCTGGCTTGCGGGCTTCACCGGAGAGGCGCTGGAGCTGGTGCCCGATCTTGACCGGGTGCCCGCGCTTGCGGCCGAGCGCGATGCGCAATGGGCGCGGGTGGCCGGGGCGGATTTCCTGACGGCGGCCGAGAAGCGCACGCTTCTGGGATTGCCGCCGCTCGCGGAGGCGGGCGCGGATGACTGAACCCGCGCCGCCGCCCCGCTACGGGTTCGAGAGCTTCGACTGTGCGCCGGCGCTGCGGCTCGAGGCGCATGAGCGGGTCTCGGACCTTCAGCACAAGGCGATGGCGGAGCGGCTGGAGCGGATGGAGGCGGCGCTCGAGCGGCTGGAGCGGCGGCTCTGGCTGGCGGTCTATGGCGTGGTGGCGGCGGTGCTGGTGCAGGCGTTCCAGCCGATCCTGGCGGCGCTGCCGCAATGAGGCGAAAGGGCGAGGCGATGGAGACGGGACTGGAACGGAAATTCGCGGGCGGCGGGGCCGAGGCGCTGCGCGTCAGCGGGGCGGGGGTGATCGAGGGCTATGCGAGCCTTTTCGATGCGCCCGACCAGGGTGGCGACGGGGTGGCGCGGGGCGCCTATGCGGCGAGCCTGAAGCGGCTGACGGGCGAGGGGCGGCGCGTGCGGATGCTCTGGCAGCACGACCCGCGCGAGCCCATCGGCATCTGGGACGAGGTGCGCGAGGATGCGCGCGGCCTCTACGTCAAGGGGCGCCTGCTCGAGGGCGTGGCGCGGGCGCGCGAGGCGGCGGCGCTGATTGCCGCCGGGGCGCTCGACGGGCTGAGCATCGGCTATCGCACGCTGCGCGCGGGCCGTGACGAGAAGGGCCGCAGGCTCTTGCAGGAACTGGAGCTTTGGGAGGTGTCGCTGGTGACCTTCCCGATGCTCTCCGGTGCGCGGGTGGCCGCCAAGGGCGAGGAGCCCGGCCGCGCCTTGCGCGAGATGGCGGCGGCGCTCAGGGCGGCGCGCCGCGAGTTGGCGGGCGCGGGGCCCGATACCGAGAGGAGGTGACGATGACGACCGACACGACGGCGCAGGCCGGGCAGGAGACGAGCCCGGCGGCCGAGATGCGCGAGGCCCTGAGCTGGTTTCTCGACGAGTTCAGCGGCTTTCGGGCCGAGATCGGCAAGCGGTTTCAACAGCAGGACGAGAAGATGACGATGATCGAACGCAAGAGCCTTGTGCAGGGGCGCCCGCATCTCGCGGGGGATCGGGACGGCGATGCGCCGCATCGCAAGGCCTTCGACGCCTATCTGCGCTCGGGCGACGATGACGGGCTGCGCGGGCTCGGGCTGGAGGGCAAGGCGCTCAACAGCGCGGTGGCGGCGGAGGGCGGCTATCTGGTCGATCCGCAGACCTCGGAGACGATCCGCTCGGTGATGAATGCCACCGCCTCGATCCGGGCCATCGCCAATGTGGTGACGGTGGAGGCCACGTCCTTCGACGTGCTGGTGGATCACAGCGATCCGGGCCATGGCTGGGCCACCGAGACGGGGGCCCTGGCCGAGACCGACACGCCGGTGATCGACCGGATCACGATCCCGCTGCACGAGCTGAGCGCGCTGCCGAAGGCGAGCCAGCGGCTGCTCGACGACAGCGCCTTCGACGTGGAGGGCTGGCTTGCCGCGCGCATCGCCGACCGTTTCGCGCGGGCCGAGGCGGCGGCCTTCGTCTCGGGCGACGGGGTGGACAAGCCGCGCGGCTTCCTGAGCCGACCGGCGGTGGATAACGCGGTCTGGGCCTGGGGCAACCTGGGCTATGTGCCCACGGGCGTCGCGGGCGAGCTGGGCGGGCCGGATGCCGTCGTCGATCTGGTCTATGCGCTGGGGGCGGAATACCGCGCCAATGCCACCTTCGTGATGAACTCGCGCACCGCCGGCGTGGTGCGCAAGCTCAAGGATGCCGACGGGCGGTTCCTGTGGTCGGACGGGCTGGCGGCGGCACAGCCCGCGCGGCTCATGGGTTATCCGGTGCTGATCGCCGAGGACATGCCCGAGATCGCGGCGGGCGCGGATGCCATCGCCTTCGGCGATTTCCGCGCGGGCTATACGGTGGCCGAGCGGCCGGACCTGCGGATCCTGCGCGATCCGTTCAGCGCCAAGCCGCATGTGCTCTTCTACGCCACCAAGCGGGTGGGCGGCGACGTGAGCGATTTCAAGGCGATCAAGCTCCTGCGCTTCGCCGCCGCCTGAGGCGCGCGGTGAGGGCGGGCGGGGGCGGCTGCCCCCGCCCGGAGGCGCGTGTCGCGGCAAGCGGCCCCGTTCAGCTCCCCCTCCGTCCGGGCGGGGCCGGGCGGCACGCGCCAGACGGGGCAGAGGGGTCCGGGATGATGGAGATGTCCATGTTGCTGATGGAAGAGACCGCGGTGCCGGCCGCCGCATTGCCGCTGGCGGCGTTCAAGGCGCATCTGCGGCTGGGCACCGGCTTTGCCGATGACGATATCCAGGACCCCGTTCTGGAGGGGTTTCTGCGCGCGGCCATGGCCGCGATCGAGGGGCGCACGGGCAAGGTGCTCATCGAGCGGGATTTCTCCTGGGTCCTGCACGACTGGCAGGACCCGGCGGGCCAGCCGCTGCCCGTGGCACCGGTGAGCGCGGTGCTGCGGCTGGCGCTGCGCAGCCGCGCCGAGGACGAGGAGGTGATCGACCCGGCCCATTACCGGCTGGAGCGCGACGCGCACCGCCCGGTTCTGCGGCCTGCGGGCCATTGCCTGCCGATGGTGCCCTCGGGCGGGGTGATCGAGATCCTGTTCCGGGCGGGCTATGGCGCGGCCTGGTCCGATCTGCCGCCCGATCTGGGCCAGGCGGTGCTGCTGCTGGCAGCGCATTTCTACGAGCACCGGTCCGAGACCGCGCTGGCCGAGGGCTGCATGCCCTTCGGCGTGGCGAGCCTGATCGAACGCTATCGCAAGGTGCGCCTCTTCGGGGGGTCGGGGCGATGAGGCCGGGTGTGCGGCTGTCGCGCCCGCTGGTTCTCGAGGTCCCGGTGCGGCTGGCCGATGGCGCGGGCGGTTTCGTGCCGGGCTGGGAGGTGCGCGGCACGCTCTGGGCCGAGGTGGTGGCGCGCCGGGGCCGCGAAGGCGCGGGCGTGGCGCGCGCGTCCTATCGCATCACGGTGCGCGCGGCCCCGCAGGGCGCGCCGTCACGGCCGCTGGCCGGGCAGCGGCTGCGCGACGGCGCGCGGCTCTTTGCCATCGCGGCGGTGACGGAGAGCGCGGCGGGGCCGGGATATCTCACGCTCTGGGCCGAAGAGGAGGTGGGGGCATGAGCTATGGCCCGGCGGCCGCGCTTCAGGCGGCGATCTACGAGCGGCTGGCGGCGGATGCGGCGCTGGCGGCGCTGGTGGGGGGCGCGATCCACGATGCGCTGCCGCAGGGCGCGGCCCCCGATCTCTTTGTCGTGCTCGGAGCGGAGCAGGTGCGCGCGCAGGGCGACGGCACCGGCGCGGGGGCCGAGCACCGGATCACCGTCTCGGTGGTCTCGGAGACGGCGGGATTTCTAGCCGCCAAACAGGCGGCAGGGGCGGTGAGCGACGCGCTTGACGGCGCGATGCTGAGCCTTGCGCGGGGGCGGCTGGTGGCGCTGCGCTTTCTGCGGGCACGGGCGCTGCGCACCGGCGCGGGCCAGCGGCGGCGGATTGACCTGACCTTCCGGGCGCGCGTGGACGACGGCGCCTGAAACCTGGGAAATGGAGACGAACATGGCAGTTCAGAACGGCAAGGACCTTCTCATCAAGGTCGATCTCACCGGCGGCGGCAGTTTCCAGACCGTGGCCGGGCTGCGCGCGACGCGCGTGAGCTTCAACGCCGAAAGCGTGGATGTGACGAGCCTCGAATCCGCGGGCGGCTGGCGCGAATTGCTGGCGGGCGCGGGCGTCAAGTCGGCCAGCCTCAGCGGGTCGGGAATTTTCCGCGACGCGGCGAGCGATGCGCGGATGCGGCAGATCTTCTTTGACGGGGAGATGCCGGATTTCCAGGTGATCATCCCCGATTTCGGGGCCATCGAGGGCCCGTTCCAGGTGACGGCGATCGAATATGGCGGCACCCATGACGGCGAGGCCACCTATGAGGTGGCGCTCGCCTCGGCGGGGCAGCTGAGCTTCACGGCGCTTTGAGGCGATGGCCAATCCCTGGGCGGGCGAGGTGGCGCTGGTGATCGACGGCGAGAGGCGCGAGATGCGGCTCACGCTCGGCGCGCTGGCGGAGATGGAGGCGGCGCTCGGCGCGGGTTCGCTTGTCGATCTGGTGGCGCGGTTCGAGACGGGGGCGTTTTCCTCTGGCGATGTGCTGGCGGTGATCGTGGCGGGGCTGCGCGGCGGCGGCTGGCGTGGCGGCGCGGCGGACCTCTTGAGCGCCGAGATCGGGGGCGGGCCGCTGGAGGCGGCAAGGGCGGCGGCGCAGCTTCTGGCGCGGGCCTTCGCCCTGCCGGAGGAAGGCGGATGAGCGCGCGCTTCGACTGGCCCGCGCTCCTGCGGGCCGGGGTTCAGGGGCTGGGCCTGCGCCCGGCGGAGTTCTGGGCGCTGACGCCCGCGGAATTGCGGCTGATGCTGGGCGAGGGGCGCGGGACGCGCCCGATGGCGCGGGCGGGGCTGGAGGCGCTGCTGGCGGCCTTCCCCGATGCAACGGGAGATATGGGCGATGGATGAGCTCGAACGCGCGGAGGATCTGGAAGCGCAGATCGCCGCATTGGATGCGGCGATGGGGCAGGCGGGGGCGATGGCGGCGGCCTTTGCCGGAGAGCTGGGCCGGGTGCGCGGCGGCTTTGCCGCCGCCGGACAGGACGCGCAGAGCCTTGAGCGGGGGTTGAGCCGGGGTCTGCGCGGCGCGCTGCGCGGTGCCGTGGTGGAGGGCGACAGCCTGAGCGAGAGCCTGCGGCGGCTGGCCACCACGCTGGTCAACACCGCCTTCACCGACGCGGTGCGCCCGGTCACCGATCAGGTGGGCGGGCTTCTGTCGCAGGGTGTGGGCGCGCTTCTGGGCGGGCTTCTGCCGTTTGCCGGGGGGGCCGCGTTCACGCAAGGCCGCGTCATGCCCTTTGCCACGGGCGGCGTGGTGAGCGGGCCGGTGAGCTTTCCGATGCGCGGCGGGCGCACCGGGCTCATGGGCGAGGCGGGGCCGGAGGCGATCCTGCCGCTCACGCGCGGGGCGGACGGGCGGCTTGGCGTGCGCGCGCAGGGCGGGGGCGCGGTCAGCGTGGTGATGAACGTGACCACGCCCGATGTGGAGGGCTTTCGCCGCAGCCAGGGGCAGATCGCCGCGCAGCTTGGCCGCGTGATCGGACGCGGCGCGCGCAACCGGTAAGGAGGGCAGGATGGGATTTCACGAGATACGGTTTCCGGCCAGTCTGAGCTTCGGCTCGGTCGGCGGGCCGGAGCGGCTTACCGAGATCGTGACGCTGGCCAGCGGGCATGAGGAACGCAATTCTCCTTGGGCGCAGGCGCGCAGGCGCTATGACGCGGGCGTGGCGCTGCGCAGCCTGGAGGATATCGAGGCGCTGATTGCCTTCTTCGAGGCGCGGCATGGCCAGCTTTACGGCTTTCGCTGGAAGGACTGGAGCGATTTCAAGTCCTGCCGCGCGGGGGCCGCGCCCGCCTTCGGCGATCAGCGGATCGGGGAGGGGGACGATGCGACGCGCGCCTTCCCGTTGCTCAAGACCTACCGCTCGGGCGCGTTCGAGGCCGTGCGGCCCATCGTCAAGCCGGTGCGCGGCAGCGTGCGGATCGGGCTGGGCGATGTGGAGATGCGCGAGGGGGTTCATTACGAGGTGGACGAGACCACCGGCATCGTGACCTTCGCCGAGCCGCCCAACCGGGGTGTGCCTGTCACGGCCGGATACGAGTTCGACGTGCCGGTGCGGTTCGACACCGACCGCATCCAGGTGAGCCTTGCCTCCTTCCAGGCGGGCGAGGTGCCCAATGTGCCGGTGGTGGAGATCCGGCTGTGAGCGGGCGCGAGGCGCTCTCTGCGCATCTGGGGCGCGGCATCACCACGGTGTGCCGGGCATGGGCGCTGATGCGCCGCGACGGGGTGGTGATGGGCTTCACCGATCACGACCGGGCGCTTGCCTTCGAGGGCATCGCCTTTCGTCCGGGCACGGGAATGAGCGCGCGCGCGGTGGAGGAGAGCACCGGCCTTGCCGTCAACAATACCGAGGCGTTCGGCGCGCTCTCCGATGACGGCATCACCGAGGCCGAGATCGAGGCCGGGCGCTATGACGGGGCGCGGCTGCGGGCCTGGGTGGTGAACTGGCAGGACGTGACGGAGCGGCTGGAGATCTTTGCAGGCTCGCTCGGGGATATCCGGCGGGCGGGGGGTGCCTTCGAGGCCGAGTTGCGCGGTCTGACGGACGCTCTCAACGTGCCGCTGGGGCGGGTCTATCAGAAGCGGTGCAGCGCCATTCTCGGCGATCCTGACTGCACCTTCGATCTCGATAGGCCGGGCTATGTCGCCGAGCGACCCGCCGAAGGGATCGAAGAGGCCCGCGTCTTTCGCTTCGCGCAGATGGGCGGGTTTGACGAGGACTGGTTCCGTCACGGCGTGCTGCGGGTGACGAGCGGGGCGGCGGCGGGCCTGTCTGGCCTGATCAAGCGCGACAGGGTTGCGGGCGCGGGGCGGGTGATCGAGCTGTGGCATCCGCTGGGGGCGCAGGTCGCGCCGGGCGACGGGCTGCGCATCGAGGCGGGCTGCGACAAGGCCATGGCGACGTGCCAGTTCAAGTTCGACAACCTGCTGAACTTCCAGGGCTTCCCCGACATTCCCGGCGATGACTGGGTGATCACGGACCCGGCGAAATCGCCGCGTCTCGACGGCGGGAGCAGGCGGCGATGAGCGACGCAAGGATCGTGGCGGCGGCGCGCCTCTGGCTGGGCACGCCCTACCGGCATCAGGCGGCCTGCCGGGGCGCGGGCTGCGATTGCCTTGGCCTCGTTCGCGGCGTCTGGCGCGAGGTGATGGGCGAGGAGCCCGAGCGCCCGCCCGCCTATTCGATGGACTGGGCCGAGCCCGCCCGCGAGGAGGCGCTCTGGGCCGCCGCGCTGCGGCATCTGCGTGCGAAGCCGCTGGGGGAAGAGGCCCCCGGCGACGTGATCCTCTTCCGGATGCGCGAGGGGGCGGTGGCCAAGCATCTGGGCATTGCCGCCGAGACGGGCGCGCGGGCCAGCTTCATCCACGCCTATTCGGGGCATGGGGTGGTCGAAAGCGCGCTGAGCCTGCCCTGGCGGCGGCGGATCGTGGCGCGCTTCGCCTTTCCTGAGGAGGGATAATGCATGGCAACGATACTTCTCTCGGCGGCGGGGGCCGCGACCGGCGGCGCGGTCGGCGGCTCGGTCCTGGGGATTTCCTCGGTCGCGCTCGGGCGGTTCGCGGGCGCGCTTGTGGGGCGGTCCATCGACCAGCGGCTGCTGGGGCAGGGCTCGGGCGTGGTGGAAACCGGCCGCGTCAGCCGGTTGCGCCTGACGGGCGCGGGCGAGGGGGACGCGATCCCGCAGGTCTACGGGCGGATGCGCGCCGGCGGTCAGGTGATCTGGGCCACCGAGTTCCGCGAGACAGTGACCGTGACGCGCGGGCAGGGCGGCGGCAAGGGCAGCCCCAGGCCCGCCACGCCCGACAGGCGCGAGATCCGCTATTCGGTCAGCCTTGCGCTGGCGCTTTGCGAGGGCGAGATCAGCCGCGTCGCGCGGATCTGGGCCGATGGCACCGAGTTCGCGCCCGCGAGCCTCAACATGCGGGTCTATGCCGGCACGCGCGACCAGCTGCCCGATCCGGTGATCGAGGCGGTGGAGGGGGCGGGCAACGTGCCCGCCTATCGCGGCACGGCCTATGTGGTGATCGAGGATCTGGATCTCACGCCCTTCGGCACGCGCGTGCCGCAGTTCAGTTTCGAGGTCTGCCGCCCGTCGCAGGCGGGGGGCGCGGGCGCGGCGCTCGATCCGGTGCGCGCCGTGCGCGGCGTGGCGATGTTGCCAGGAACGGGGGAATATGCGCTGGCCACGACGCCGGTGATGATGGATTTCGGCTTTGGCGCGTCGGGGCCCGCCAATGTCAACACGCCGCAGGAGCGGCCCGATTTCGTGGTGGCATTGGAGGCGCTGCGCGCGGAGTTGCCGCAGGTGCGCGCGACCGCGCTCATCGTGAGCTGGTTCGGCGACGATCTACGCTGCGGAGACTGTCAGATCCGGCCCCGGGTGGAGAAAAGGACGTTTGACGCGCGCAACATGCCCTGGACGGTCTCGGGTCTGACGCGGGCGGGCGCGGGCGAGGTGCCGAAGGACGCGCAGGGCCGCAAGGTCTATGGCGGCACGCCCGCCGATCAGGCGGTGGTGGAGGCGATCCTGTCGCTCAAGGCGGCGGGGCAGGACGTGCTGTACTATCCCTTCATCCTGATGGAGCAGATGGCCGGTAACGGCCTGCCCGATCCCTGGAGCGAGGCCGCCGATCAGCCGGTGCTGCCCTGGCGCGGGCGGATCACCACATCCAAGGCACCGGGACAGCCGGGCAGCCCCGACCGCACGGCAGCGGCCGAGGCGGAGGTCGCGGCCTTCTTCGGCACGGCCCGGGCGGCGGATTTCACCGTGACGCCGGTCGCGGCGGTGCCGGTCGAGGCACCGGGCACGGGCGCGCTTGACCTGCTGAGCTTCGGCGGGCCGGTGAAGCGCAGCCCGGTGGCCTATCACGGCCCCGTGGAATGGTCCTATCGCCGCTTCATCCTGCATCAGGCGGCGCTTTGCGCGGCGGCGGGGGGCGTGGAGAGCTTTGCCATCGGCTCCGAGATGCGGGGGCTCACGCAGATCCGGGGCGCGGGAGACAGCTTTCCGGCGGTGGCGCAGCTCATCGCGCTTGCGGCGGAGGGGCGCAGCCTGCTCGGGCCGGAGGTCAGGATCACCTACGCTGCGGACTGGACCGAGTATTTTGGCTATCAGCCGGGCGATGGCGACCGGTTCTTTCATCTCGATCCGCTCTGGGCGGATGAGAATATCGACTTCGTGGGCATCGACAATTACATGCCGCTTTCGGACTGGCGCGACGGGCATGAGCATCTGGACGCACAGGACTGGCCGTCGGTTTACGATCTGGGTTACTTGCAGGCCAATATCGAGGGCGGCGAGGGGTTCGACTGGTTCTATCCCTCAGAGGAGGCGCGCGCGGTGCAGCGGCGTGTGCCGATCACCGATGGCGAATATGACGAGCCGTGGATCTGGCGGTTCAAGGATCTGCGCGCCTGGTGGGCCAATGCCCATCACGAGCGGGTGGGGGGCGTGCGGCGCGCGGAGCCGACCGCATGGGAGCCGCAATCGAAACCCATCCGGTTCACCGAATACGGTTGTGCGGCGGTGGACAAGGGCAGCAACGAGCCGAACAGGTTTCTCGATCCCAAATCCTCGGAATCGCGCCTGCCGCGGTTTTCCACCGGGCAGCGCGACGACCTGATGCAGATGCAGTATCTGCGCGCGCTCACGGGCTACTGGTCCGATCCGGCGAGGAACCCGGTATCCGCGGCCTATGGCGGGCCGATGATCGACATGGATCACGCCTGCGTCTGGGCCTGGGACGCGCGGCCCTTCCCCTGGTTTCCGGGCAATACCGGGCTGTGGTCGGACGGGGAGAACCATGCGCGCGGGCACTGGATCACGGGCCGGGCGAGCGGGCGCAGGCTGGCCGAGGTTCTGGGCGAGATCGCGGGGCGCGCGGGTGTGGACGCGCTTGATGCGAGCCGCGCGGAGGCGTTCCTGCGCGGCTACCTGGTGGATCAGGTGGGCACGGCGCGCGCGGCGCTCCAACCCTTGCTGATGGCCTATGGCGTGGACGCGGTGGAGCGGGGCGGCGTGCTGGCCTTTCGTCGCCGCGACGGGCGCGCCGATCATCTGGTCGATCTCGACCGCGTGGTGCGCGATCCCGAGCTTGGCGGCACGCTGGAGGAGACGCGCGGCAGCGATCTGGAACTGGCCGGGCGCGTTCGGCTGCGCTTCATTGAGGCGGATGCCGATTACGAGGCGGTGGCCGAGGAGGCGATCCTGCCCGACGAGGCCACCCATGCGGTGGCCACCTCGGAGATGCCGCTGGCGCTCACGCGCGCCGAGGGGCGGCAGGTGGTGGAGCGGTGGCTGTCGGAGGCGCGGCTCTCCGTCGACACGCTGCGGCTGACGCTGCCGCCCTCGCGGCTGCTGATCGGGGCGGGCGATGTGCTCGAACTGCCTGTGGCGGCGGGCGGCGGGCGGTTCCGCATCGACAGGGTGGAGCAGATGGCCGGCGCGCAGCGGGTGGAGGCCACGCGCACCGATCCCGAGAGCTTTCGCCCCGTGCTGATCGAGGACGCGCCCGCGCGGCTGCGCCCCTTCGTGGCGCCGGGGCCGGTGACGCCGCTTTTCCTCGATCTGCCGCTGATGAGCGGCGAGGAAGTGCCGCACGCGCCGCATCTGGCGGTGATCGCCGATCCCTGGCCGGGGAGCGTGGCGCTTTATGCCTCGGAGGAGGATGCGAATTACGCGCTCGACACGCTGATTGCCGCGCAGGCCACGGTGGGGCTGACGCAAACGCCGCTTCTGCCTGCGCCCGTGGGACGGATCGACCGGGGCGATGGTCTCTTCGTGCGGATGCGCCAAGGCGGGCTGGAAAGCGTGAGCGATCCGGCACTTCTCAACGGGGCCAATCTCTGCGCGATCGGGGACGGCACGCCGGAGGGCTGGGAGCTGTTCCAGTTCCGCGATGCCGAGCTTGTCGCGCCGGACACCTGGATCCTGCGTCACCGGCTGCGCGGGCAGCTTGGCACCGAAGGGGCGGCAACCTGGCCGCCCGGCTCGATCCTTGTGCGGCTCGACGGGGTGCCGCGGCAGATCGGGTTGACGCAGGCGCAGCGCGGGCAGGCGCGGCATTACCGCATCGGGCCGGGCGGGCGGCCGGTGGGCGATCCGAGCTTTGCCCATGCCGTGCTGGCCTTCGACGGGATCGGGCTGCGCCCCTATGCGCCGGTGCATCTGCGTGTGGCCGAGGCGGGGGGCGATCTGCGCGTGAGCTGGGTGCGGCGCACCCGGATCGACGGGGACCGCTGGGACACGCCCGAGGTGCCGCTGGGAGAGGAGAGCGAGCGCTATCTGCTGCGCGTGATGCGCGGCGCGCAGGTGCTGCGCGAGGTCGATGTTGCCACGCCGGAATGGACCTATCTGGCCGCTGCGCGCGCCGCCGACGGCCCCGACGCGGGCAAGCGGATCGAGGTGGCGCAGGTCTCGGCGCTTTTTGGCCCCGGACGCCTTGCCATCCGCGAGATGTGATCGGGGCGCGGGCGTGGCCCCTTGCCGCCGCCCGCCCTTTGCGCCACGCTGCGCGCCATCATCCATGCGCAGCAGGAGGCCCCATGCCCGTCAAGAACCGTTTCGCCGAACTGCACCCCGAGATCACCGAATGGCGGCGCGACATCCACGCCCATCCCGAGATCCTCTACGAGACGCACCGCACCAGCGCGCTGGTGGCGGAGAAGCTGAAGGAATTCGGCTGCGACGAGGTGGTGACGGGGATCGGGCGCACCGGCGTTGTCGGCGTGATCCGGGGCCGCTCCACCGCCTCGGGCCGGGTGATCGGGCTGCGCGCCGACATGGACGCGCTGCCCATTCAAGAGGCGACGGGGGTGGCCTATGCCTCCAAGACCCCCGGCGCGATGCATGCCTGCGGCCATGACGGGCATACCGCGATGCTGCTCGGGGCCGCGAAATACCTGGCCGAGACGCGCAATTTCGACGGCACGGCGGTGGTGATCTTCCAGCCCGCCGAAGAGGGCGGCGCGGGCGGCAAGGCGATGTGCGAGGACGGGCTGATGGAGCGTTTCGGCATCCAGGAGGTCTATGGGATGCACAACTGGCCGGGCCGCCCGGTGGGCAGCTTCGCCATCCGTCCGGGACCGTTCTTTGCGGCGACCGACCAGTTCGACATCGCGCTCACCGGCAAGGGCGGGCACGCTGCCAAGCCGCAGGAGACGGTGGACACCACCGTGATGGCCGCGCATCTGGTGACGATGCTGCAGACCATCGCCAGCCGCAATGCCGATCCGGTGGATCAGGTGGTGGTCTCGGTCACGTCCTTCCAGACCTCCTCCAACGCCTTCAACGTCATCCCGCAGGGGGTGCATCTGCGGGGCACGGTGCGCACCATGAGCACGGCCATGCGCGATCTGGCCGAGCAGCGCATCCGCGCGCTCTGCGAACATGTCGCCGCAGGGTTCGGCGGCACGGCCAAGGTTGACTATCACCGCGGCTATCCGGTGATGGTCAACCACGAGGAGCCGACCGAGTTCGCGGCCGCCGTCGCGGCGCGGGTCGCGGGAGAGTGCGGCGAGGCCCCGCTGGTGATGGGTGGCGAGGATTTCGCCTTCATGCTGGAGGAACGGCCGGGTGCCTATATCCTTGTCGGCAATGGCGATACGGCGATGGTCCACCACCCGGAATACAACTTCAACGATGACGCGATCCTGGCCGGGTGCAGCTGGTGGGCGGGGATCGTCGAGGAGCGGATGCCGGCCTGAACGGGGCGGCGTCGCTCTTCGCGGATTTCTGTATCACTGAGGAGGGGGCGGGGGTCATCCCGCCCCCTTGCCGTCAGCTTGCGACCGGCACGCAGGCCCGCGTCGCGCTGTCATAGGTGGTGCCTTCGGCGCAGGACATGGCCTGTTTCTGCTTGTCATGGGCGCATTGCGCGGCGGCGAGCGAGGGCAGCGCCACGAGGGCGAGGGCGGCAAGTCCGAGTGTCAGCTTCAT